CGCCACGCTCATAAACATCAGTGTGCTTGAGCATCTTGTTAGCAACTTGATCATCATCGATATTGACCGTCTGGCCCGGTGCGAACGCAATACCCGTTCCATAGATGTTTACTTTGAAATTGGTACGATGCCCGATGTATCTGACTGCAATCATGGTGTTCTCCGATTAAGAAGAACCGGCTCAAATCATGAGCCGGCCCTTGGTTGCTTTTACATCGAGCCTTGCAGGACGGTATCGACCAGCACATCAACGATGCCAACAGATGCGTCGGCAGCACCTTTGCGAGTCAGGACCAGGAAGGCATCCTTCGGCAAACGAACCGGCGCCTTGGCTACCGTTGAACGGGTACGGCCAGTTGCTGAAGTTGCCAGTGCGGCGAAAAAGTAAGCGGCATCCTGGGGAACAACCGTCGAATCGACGCCATCGGCGTAAAGGAAACCGATGTCTGCCGTAGTCACCGCAGTAAAGGCATCCGACACAATTGCTTGTGCGTCATGTAGCTCGGCGCCAGACGGCAGGAAGCCAATGCGAACCACGTCATTGATCTGAACGGCGGTTGCCAGATCAGAGTTAGCCGCTACGCCAGCAGCGTTAGTGGTGAAATTACCCCTGATGACATTCTTGTTGCCTGCCGGGTAGGTGAATTGGGAATTCTTGATTCCCTTGGTCGTAACTGTAGTCATGGTGTATCTCCTTGAAGATCAGAAGAAGCCGGAGCGAACCCCGGCTTGCTTAAGGTTAGGCAATCTGCACAGCGGTATCGATGGCCATCACACCAAAGTCGGTGTATTCCTTCGCCGTGCCGCCGTTGTCGATAAGGAATTGGATCTTCGACGTACCGGCAATCATGCCCAACAGAATTTCCAACTTGTCGCCGTGGTCCAGTTCCTTCTCGCTGAAGAAGTAGGAGCCTTGCGACTGACGGAACTTGCCGTAAGCCTGAGCCAACGCCTGACCACCGAGCAACAAGGCGCGGTCGACTGCGTAATTCGAGCCGAAAGCAGCCGGCACGTTGTCGGTTGAGGTTTCCGCGTTGGTATAAACGCTCGGATTCCAGCGCAGGCTATTGCCAGCGTAGAAGCGGATCGGCTTCGGCATCTTGACGATTAGGATACCGTTCCACAAACCAGCCTCGCCCATAAAGAGCGGGTTCTGCTTGGCCATGTTGGCGCGGGCCATTGCGTTAGCCTGCCATGTGCGGAAGTTGGTCGAGCGCACCAGCGAGGTATATTGCTCAGACGAACAGAGCAGCACGCGCATAGGCGCATCCTGGCTCATTTGGTCGCCCTCGAAACGCACAGGCGGCGGCGGCAACGGCATCGAATCCAGCTTGGTGCGCAGGGCATCAACCAGATCGATGTTCATCACGTCGGTCGTTGCGATGGTGATTTCGTTTGCAGCAGCAGCAATCGGCTCAATGCCGGAACCGGTCGACATGAAGTGACGGTTACGGGTAGGCGCCTTGATCGTGTTGATGCAAATGTCGGCGAAGTCTGGATCAGAGGCCAGCGGTACAGCCCACTCGATGTCGTTGGCGAAACCACGGGCGCCGGCCAGATGGACGATGCTCAGTTGATCTTCGAGGCGCGACATATAGTTGTGGCCAAGTGCCTGGGCCAGCGAACGCAGTTGATGCGGAGTACGCTGTTGCGTCATCTTGCCGCCTGCGTTGATCGGCTTGCGGGTCTGGTTGATGCGCAGACTGTCTTGCGAGAAGTCCATGCGGTCGCCCTTACCTTCGGCGTAGCGCTCGCCCATGATCGGCTTGCCGCCAATGGGGTTAATTAAGTCGAAAGTTACTTCATCACCAGCGGTCTTGCTCAAATCTTGGCAGCGAACGATAGGCAGTTCATTACCAGATTGACGGCGTAGCACCGCTTCGGCGTCAGCCTGTTGCGGCAATTTGCCGGTCAGGCGGTTAAGGGTCGTCTGGCGCTGCATCGAAGCAGCGAAAAGGCCAGCGGATTGAATACGTACTGCTTGGGGACTGCCATACGGGATGACTGTATCAGCCATGATGCTTCTCCTGAAAGTGGAATGCTCGCTTCACAGCGAGAGAAATTTGATTAAAGAACCTTACTCATCAGCTTCATAATTTCATCTGGAGACTTACCTTCCAGAGTTCTTGAAAGCCGGCCCATGTCCATGTTCCTGATTGCCTCGTTCTCGTCGTGGTGGGCCATAGAGCCAGCCGGTACTTGAGAAAGACTGGTCGGAACCTGAGCCTTTGCTTTTGAAATCGCTTCTGCTGCCTTCTTGGCAACATCCGCATTACTTGGCTTGGTCGTACTGGACTCGAACATCGGTGCCACCTTGGCCACGGCCTGCTCAGTCGCATCGGCAAAACCAACGCCTTGCGCCATAAGCCGGTCGCGCTCCGCGACAACACCATCAATTGCCACCTGATTTTTTTCAGCGCCTTGTGGATTCAGGAACGGATATTTCTCAACCAGCACATTGGCTCTTGCCTGGGCATTGGCCATCGCGCTTTCTTGAGCATCCTTCTCCTGCCGCTGCGCATCACGCGCATTCGAAGCAGCAATCGCCCGCTGGTCTGAAATCTCCTGCTGGATAGCAAGAATCTTCATACCAATTTCGGAAGCCTTGTCGGTATCAGTCATGATCAGAGCTTCGTTCTGCTCTCGCATCAAGTCACGCAACAACGCCATTTGATCAACTGCTGCGGGAGTAGCTGGCTCAGATGGTTGCTGCGTAGTTTCCTGGCCGGCTGCTGCTGCCTTCAGGGTCAATACTTCTTGTTCAAGCGCCCGAGCGCGTTCACGCGCCGCTTCCAGTTCGGAAAACGGAATAATGTGCTGACCATCTTTGGCCTGCACAACGGGTTCAGCTTCGGGGGTTTTTACTTCTTCCTGGGTGCCAACAACTCCAGCGTCGGGCGCTGCGCCGGTTTCCTCGGCATTGGCAGCAACAAGTGCTGCGCTTGCGTCGGTTTCGCCCTCAAGGGTTTCGCCATTAAAAAGGCGGGCCTTGTCATCGTCGGATAGCGCATCAAAGGCTGATGCGTCCTCCATGAAAGATTCCAGATTACGACCTGACATTTCACGCTCCATCTTCGGGATTAGCATCGTCATCAAGACGGGACTAAGCCGATCACTTTTCGCCGTGACGCGGTAGTGAGCGGTTAAAACAATGCTTCCCTCGTTTTAGTGGGGGAAGCTCCGGCTGCGGGACAGTGCATGCTTCACAGCAAGCAATCTCATTTTATCATTCAAGCAAAAAGTCAACAGTAATTTGTTGATATTTTTTCAATCAAGTATTTGCCAGTCATCGGCCAGCATATCGGTCTGCGAAGCCAGCCAACCCATAAGGATCTTGTCGTCTGCCGTCTTCATGGTGAAGCATGGCAACACATCGGCAACGCCACCGTTATCAATCGCAAAGTCTCGGTTGTGCGTATTCCAGAAATTAGCCGCCGGCAAATCCTTGGTTCCCGGTGAAAGGGAGATAAACATGCCCTTCCCGTTCCATCCGGTACGCGCTACCTTGGCGCCATTCTTCATTGCCTCGATAGCCAAGCCGAAAGTCATGCCGGAAGTGGGTCGGTATGAACGCTCAAATACATCTTTTGGGGACCAGCTCACATAGCCTTCACGTCCAGGCATGTTGCTTTTGCCGCCGTCCATGTACTCGACCAGATAGCCCTCGTCGCACCCGTCTTCGTCATCCGGCATCGGCCAGTTGCGATAGTTGTTGTACTCGGCCCGCGTCATTGCCTCGGCCTTGATAAGCTTTACTCCGATGAATAGGCTCATGCCTCACCTCCTTCCGAATCGACCGTATTAGAGTCAGCCAACTTGCTGCGCAGTTCATAACCCATGAGAGGCCATATTTTCTGCACGGCATTTTCGCGGGCAATGCTGCGTCCTATCTCAGCATTGAAGTTTTCGGGGCTGGCACAAGCGCTCTCGCCGGTCACGGTGAATCCGTTGCGCAGGATCAAAACACAGAATGTCAGGAGCGTAAGCTCAGGCTCGACACCTCCATTGATTGCGCTGTTTGCCCCAATCACGCCGTTCTGTGCCGTGAAAAAGAACTCACTCTTGATATTGGCCTTGATGTCATCCGTCGTAACACGCGGGGCGGTCAGCCCTTTGGCTTGGATTTCCTGTTCAATTGCTTTGTCAGTCATGATTTACTCCATGGTTGAAATTATCACTCCGGTCATAGATGAACTTATGACCGGAGTGCTTACTGCCCACCCTCGATACCAGCATTGAAGCCAACATCAGGGTTAGCGGGTTGGCCAGGATTGGCCGGGAACTGCGGTGATGTATTGCGCCGGCCCAATATCTCTCGGGCGGTCGCCGGCTGCTGGCGCTGGATGGCCTGCACCTGGGCTGGATCAAGTTGCGCCGGCTGTCCTTCCTGTGCCGGCATCACGCCAGCGATAGGGGCGGCGTTCGGCATGATCGTGCCGCCGTCCTGATCCTCGAAGCCGGCAGAGCGCAGCAGCATATCGGCGAGCGGTGCAGTTTGCGGTATGGCGGTGATTGTCTGCGCTGTCTGGATGGCGCCGAACTGCGCTTCGCCATTTTTGGTCACTGATTCGGCCTCGGTCTTCTTCACCTGGGCATCGATCAATGGCTGCTTCTGATCCAGTTCGCGCTTCTTCAAATCGTACTGAGCCTTGGATAGCGCAGCCTGTACCGCATCATCGATTTGTTGCTGGATCTGCTCAGGCGTCGGCGATCCATCGCCCATTTCCTTAATCGCCTTGATGATGTCCTGCTTGTTCGGCACGTCCATCAGCGCGAACAAGTGCGGCATCATGATCTTCTGGTACTCAGGCGGGGCCGACTTGAAAGCCTCGCTCATTGCGGCCAGTTGCTGCGCACGGAAACTCGGCGAACTCGGCACGTCACTCAACGAAACCTTCATGCGGGTACGCGAAACATCGTTGTTCAGGTACTGAATACCCGTGGTTTCATCAATAGTCGGCACGTTCAACTCGATGTACTTGTCCTCTTTCAAGGATTTCCCATCAATGAAAATGGTTTCCTGCTTGCCGGCCATGTCCTCAATGATCAAGGAAATCAGCAGATCACCAACCGCCTGCCGCGAATCTTTGAAATTGTCGTTGATGTCGGCGAGCGCCTGATTAGACTGCTCGACCAAGCCAGAGATAGCCACGCCGGATTGGGCTTGCCCTTCTTGGCCCATGAATGCGTTGTAAATCCCGCCAGTGCGCTTGATGCCTTCCCGCGCATCGACCAGTCGATCATATTGCTGCTTGTTCAATTCAAAGTCGCGTTCGACCTTGAACACACCACCCTGACGCATTGCCTCGGGATCAAGCACAATATCGGCATCCGGTCGGCCCACTTCATCACGGAACGTCGCGTCATCATCAACAACGGCGCCATCGGTTCGCGTCGTGCGCGTTGCGGCCAAGCCCCATTGCATCCGTGCGATACGGGCGTTCACTTCATCCTGAAGGTAGATCATGCCGCGAATCAGGCCATACGGCACGCCGGTACGGTCTTCGCGCTTGCCCCAAAATGGCACATAAGGGAATTTGTTGTGCTTGTAGGGCGTTGGTTGGTCTGAAAGCCGATGCGGTCCCATGTACCAAGCCAGGCGAACCTTGCCAATGACGGCCCAACTCACATCAACAATACCGCTTGCCAGTGCGTGGACGTGCAATTCATTGTTCTGATCGTATTCAATCACGCGGCCATCAGGCGACTTGATCACCAGCACGCGCTGGTAGTCCCGATACCAGACCTCGAACAAGCAAACACGGTTGTTATGAACATCGCGCCACTGCATTTCTTCAATCGACCAGCCGCGCTCATGGTCTTGAGACATAGCCAAGCCGGTTGATTGACCGCCGTCCATGCTCATAATCCCCGGATCAATGCCTTGCCATCCGTTGCCGGCATGCTCGATCAGTTCTTCGTTCTGCTGGTGCATGAGCTTGGCTATCTTGCGATCCATCCATTTGCGGCGGATCAGATAGCGGGCATTGCTCATATCCGGTTTTGCCAGCCAGTCGTACCAGATTTCGTTACGGTGGATTGACTCAACCCGATATTTATAGGCAAACGGATCTTGCTCGCGGGCGACTTCAACCCATCCCAAACCAACCTTGACCTGACCGGCGTAGGCTTCAGAGCATGCGGCATCGGCTTTCGCCTGGCGCTCGGCCTGATTCAACTTGTGATTAAGCGCCTCGGCAATCTCGTCGTCGCCCTGATCACTGTCCGGCGTCACGCGCCAATCAGATCGTGTCTTGGCTTCCATGCCAAGCACAGAGTCAATCGTCGGGCCAACCAGCGGCTCGATAGCGGGCGGCAATCCGCGCTCGGCCGCACGGCGCATCACATCAGAATCAAGCTGATTCCCATCGTAGTAGTCCGATTCCTTATCCGCATTACTGCGCCAAGCCGGTTGCTGCTCACATTCGAGCATCCACTGCGTGAACGTCGCAAGGTCAAGGCCGGTCTGAGCCTCGTTCTCTTGAGCTTCGTCGTCTTCGTGTTCCCGGACGGCCATCACGGCGTTCGATTGATTCATGGAAATTCTCCTTAACCGCGCCAACTAGGCGCGGCTCGTTTTGGTCGTGGGGGCTTCTGGTCTTTAACAATGCCTTCAAACAACTCGGTGAACGCCCAAACAACAGCATCAGCTCGGTTTGGAGAATTGGCGCCGATGTATCCGTTGGTTGTGAACGCCGCAAGTTCTTCTTCAAGGTCGCGGTAATAGCCAATATGGCGAATTCGGCCTTGCTCATACAGAGCAGCAACAGGCTCGGCGCGAACTGCTTTGTTCCGCGTGGCAACCACTGACTTATAGGGCGTGCGCGGCCTTGACGTGCGAATCACATGCTCAACCATCGCGCCGCCGTAATTCACTTCACCGACAATTACATTCGCCTCGAAGCGCTCATACGCATCGGTCGCCACCTTTCCCCAAGTAGCTGGCCCTGCCTTGACGGTAAGATCCGCCAGCAAATAGCCATTGCCGTCTTGTCCAAGACCAGCGGCAACGATACCGATGGCGTCATTCTCGGCGTTGTCCGTGTCGCCAGATCCAGAAGGGTCAACGGCAACAACGATGCGCACCATTTCTGGCGCATCATCGGCATTGACTAGGCGCCACTTGTCGATAGTCACCTCATCCCAAAGC